AAATGTGCCTGAAGATGTATTAGCATTTTGGATTTCCCATCTAATATTATCAGCTGAGCCTGAACCTAAAGATCCACTAGCATCAATACTGCTGGTGTTGTTCCAAATAGCACCTTTACCAATAGTTTCTAAAGTGAAAACTGTTGTTTCACTTGTAGTGTTAGTTCCACCTGCTAATGTTACTTGTGTAGAGAATCCAACATCGCTTGAACCTGTAGTTCCTACAATTCCATTATAAGCAGTTCCACTGTCACTTGCAGATAAAATTAATGTAGCTGAACTAGTAGTGGCTACTACAATACCAAGGCTTCCAAAAGCTGAATTGTTAATAGCGTTCTTTAAGTTATTATTAGCTGTAGCTGCTGTAGCAGAAGATGTAAAGTAATATAAGTAACCATCTTCATCATCTTCAGCTACATAGTCAACAGCTTGGAATCTATAGGTAGTTCCAGAATATGTAAGTCTAAATTCTTCACCATTGGCATCAAATGAAGTAGTTACTACATCAAATTCACCTGATGCAGTGGCTAATCCAACTGTTGTTCCGGCTGTTGGAATTGCTTCAGCATAATTCCAAGTATTAGAAGCACTTACTACTCTAGATATTAATAATGATGTTCCACCATTATTAAAATAGTTGTAAGCTGAAATAGAGGTTAAGAATGAATATACATCACCTCCACTTACAAATGTAGTGCCAAATTTATTTTGGTAATCTGAGTATGAAGTAACTAATGTTGGGATTTCAACTGGGCCTTTAACTGTAGGACCAATGATAGCAGCTCCAGCTTGAACAGGCTGAGCTGTAACGAATGATTGGTCAGTTTCCCTGGCTAATACTCCTGGTGATACTAATGTTTCTGCCATTGTAATAATAAGTTATGTTTTGTTATAAATATTGGATTTTTTCTCAAAATTATAACTTAACAAACTCACCTGTGTCGATATTGATAGAACCTTCTCCGTATTTGGCTTTAATATTTTCTAATATAGTTACTTCTTTAGATCTTAATCGCTTTAATTCTTCGATTGACTCTTCTTTTTTAAGTAATATATCTTGAAGTGACATTTCTAGGGAACCTAAAGTTTGAGATAATCTAAGTCCATCACCTTGCAAACCTTTAATTTCTTGTAACTCTTCGTTTGTTAAGATTATTTTTTGATTTTCCGTATTTTCCATATGTAATAAATATTAAAAATTTAGTTAAAATTAATTGTTAGGATACCATATTTTATTAACACTGTTTTCTTCTTCTCCATATCTAGAAGGAACACTAAGTGGATCATTTGGGTTGGTTTCATATACCCAATCTTTAACTCCTAATTCTGTAAAACGTTCAGCAATTTTATCATTATAGTGATACATAATAGATTTTACTTTACGTTGAATATCTTTTCTTGACACATCTTGAGAATTAGAAGCATGCATAAATTGTAAGTATCCTAATTTAGGAATTTTTACAAATGTAGTGTGAAGAAAAGTTCTAATAATTAATTCGTAATCATCAGCTATAGGTAAATTTCTATTGTGACCTCCTACAGCAAAGTATGTATCTCTTCTCCAAGCACGAGTATGATTAGGAACACCCACAATATGTCGAATTGTTTTAGGATTAATATTAGGAGTTTTGTTTACTTGATAAATGCGACCCCTATAAACTTCTTCTTGATATTTTCCATATGCTAAAGCAAACCCATCTTCATATGTAAAACTATTAAAGAAATTGTCTATTTCAGCAAAATCATTATAGAAAAAGCCTGAATCAGGGTGGTCTTGAGAAGCATTGTATAAATCTAATAAACAATTATCTGTTAACATATCATCGTGGTCTAATTCTACTAATAGGTAACCACGAGTTAAACTAGCTGCTTTATACTTTATATCACCAATATTACCTTTAGATTTTTCTTTAAAAGAAAATACTTTTACTCTAGAGTCTACTTTAGCAATGTTTTCAGCAATAGATAATGTTTTACCTCCATCATTAGAATCATCAACAATTACCCACTCCCATTCAGTATAGGTTTGTTCTTTTAAGGTCATGTAAGTATCATAAAGTTTTACCCCGGTATTGTATGAAGGGGTAAATACTGAGATTAATTTAGAATGATCTTGTGCTAAAATTTGATACATAGCTACATTATGTGCTATGTTACCTACAGATTCATTTAATTCTGGGAGGTGATACCAACGTTTTCTGATATCATAAGGTTGGTTTAAGAGTTCAGTAAAGTCTAAATCATTACCTCCTATAGTTATAATACTATCTGGTTTAAAGGATGTGATAATTTCTTTAATATTTTCATCAGAATTTAGATACATTACATTTAATGATTCATCTTCCCATTCGTATGGATTATCTGATTTTAATTCAGGGGTTCCAGGACCAATATATAAGACTTTAGGAACATTAGCTTGTTTTAAACCTTTTTGTTGAGATAATTTAATAACTTTTTTTCTAGCTTGAGTATTTTTACTTCCATAATAAACACCTTGTTCTTCAGGACTACGATCTAGTAAACTAAATTGTTCAATATAAGTAAAACCCCATTCTGGGAGTTTTTTCTCACACATTTCTCTAGTAGCGACATCGTGATATTCAAAAGCAATTTCCTCAACACAGTCCATTTCTTCTTTAGTAATAGACATAAAATTAATTTCAGCGCCTTCAATATCACATTTAATAACTTCAGGTTTAAGTTGAAGTAATTCTCTAATATGAGTATCACTATTTAACCAAAGTTCAAATACTTGATATTTAGGATTGTCTTTATAAACTATGTTATATTTTTCTACTTCTGCGGGGTCACCATCAAAGCCAATAACTTGCCTTGCTCCTTCTTGAACAAACCATTCAGCAGAACTAAGCATTCCTGGGTGGTAGTATGCTTCGTAAAAAGAACAACCCATATCTAATACAAGTTTTCCTTCTACTTGTAAAAACGACCAGTGATCTTTAGGATCTTCTGTTGGGATATTTTTCATTATTTATTTGTTTAAATTTTCTAATGCTAAGTTATGTAAAAATTCGGGATATTCCCCGGTATCTTGATAAAAACTAGTATTAATTAAAAATACTAAATCGGGGAATGGACATTTTCTTTCTGGGTTCATCATAAAGGTAGTATAGGCTAACATTTTATCCCATTCACCTACTTCTCTATAACACTCAGCTAAACCTATTAAATGTTCATTACGTCTAGGGCAAAATGATTCTGCACGTTGGTAGTATAAAATAGCTTTAGGATAATTTTCTAAAAATCTGTAAGCACGAGCTATACCACAAACCGCCCAATAACCCATTTCATCCATATGAGAAGCTGTTCCTGTTTCTTTAAAATTATGAGTTACATTTACTAATTCTTCATAGTAAAAAATTACTCTACGAGCAAATTCTTCTGAGTGGGCTCTTCCAAGTGGGTAAAAATCCCCTTGATAAGTGTCTTCGTAACTTTTTCCAATATAAAAGAAATGATATAAATTTTCTAGTAAAGTATTTTCTCTAATTAATCTTTCTTCAAATTTAAGAGCATCAGTTAAAAATTTAGTAGGAACACTCCAACTTTGACCTGTGTTATGTCCAACATGTCTAAATGTAGGAGGGAGTGGGTGTCTTTGAAAACTTTCTCCTACTCCTTCTAAATAAATAGTTTCATGAGCTGTATCGTGGTTAAATCTCCAAGGTAATTTAGCATTCCAAATCCAAGTTCTATAATAAATAATACCACCGCTCTTAGCAGCTACATCAAAACTTTGAATATCTGTGCTCCAAAATATACTCCAATCAAACCCATTAGGATCAATTGTATTAGTAGTATCTACTTCAAGGGTTTCATCGCAGTCCATCTTAAGAATCCAATCACAACCATGGTCTGTATCTAAACATTTTTGGAGCAAGTGATCACGGTTCCAACCAAAACCAACCCATCCTTCTTCTACATTATAAATAAAACCTGGAATATCTTTGTCTTTAAAAAAATCGTAAACAACTTCAGGAGTTCCATCTGTAGAACCATTATCTTGTAAGATCCAAAAATCAATGTATTGGTAACAAGACTCTAACATTTGTCTAATATTATGAGCTTCATTTTTAAACATTGAAATCATTACAATGTGGGTGCGAGCTGGGTCTGGGTCTTTGTAGCGTCTAAGAGCGTTATAATATCCTAGATTTTTATCAATTTTTAATATATTTTCTTGACATAATTCAGCTGCTCTATTTGCATAATCACCATCAGCTTCATAGTGTGATTGATATCTAAGAGTTTTAACAGCTCCCCATTTCATCATATATTGAGCAGTGTCTACTCTATCAGTAAGTAAATTATCAGTAGCGTTAAAACGAGTGCGACCATCATAAAAACATTGACTCCAATTTAACATTGAAGCAGAGTCAAGTTTATCTTTTACATTATCATACCAATCTGGGTGGAGAATATTATCATCATCTAAGATCATAAACCAATCATTATCGCTCATTTCTAAATTATCTAGAGCATAATTACGATTGGGATTTCCATGATCTCCTGTATAGGGGGACTTTAAGTTAATGGCGCCTTCAATATGATATTCATGTTTTAAAGATGAATCATAAACAATAACCCATTGACATTCAGATGGGATAGTTTGTTTCATTCTCTCTAAATTAAGAGGACGACGACAAGGAGTAATTATATAAATCATAAATTAGTTTTTTAATAACTCATTTAATTGGAATTCATAATGATGAAAAATAGATTCATAAGGAGGATCTACAAATTCAATATATTGGTTTTTCCAACTGGTGTAAAAATTGTAAATTTTGGGATTATTTGATCCTATCCATAATTCAGGTAAATATCGGTTATAGTGAACCTCTTGGTCTAAATATTTAAGATCTAAATTTGCAATATAATTTGAAGTAGCCCACCAATATCCACCTTGAAAATGAGGGGCATTAAATTTAGTCCATTTATCTTCATTTTCTAAATCATCAGGATCATACCCATTATAAAATATAGCCTGGGGCATTAAATCTGTTCCTACGCAATCATAATGATTTAATAGGTTAATACATTTGTCCCAATTATCTATTAAAAGAGTTTCTAAGTAATTTCTAAAAGTAGATTTTTCATCTTTATGAAATTCAGGCCATGAAACTCCTAAAGAATGAAATTGTAAAATTTTATAGTTAGGGTTTTTAATACTAAACTCCCAAATATGTTTATGGTAATTTTTAGAATTATTTAAAAATTCTTTACCATATGTAATGTTTCTAGTTTTGTCTGGGATAAAAGGTAAGGGGAGATGGTTAGAACCAACGACTAAAATATCTATAAAATCAATATTATTATATAAACCACTAGTTTTTAAACGATTAATTTGTTTTTCAAAAAACTCAGTAGACCACCAATCGTTAACTTGAGCTATAGTATAAAAAACTGCTATTTTATCATTCATAACTTTTTAAAGTTGTTCAAAATAACTTCCAACATCAAATTTAGTATTCATATTGATAGAACCTGCTTCATTAGCTATAAATTTAGCGGGATCTACTAGTCTAAAATCTACTGAAACTCGCGTATCTAAACTGGTATTTGGTTTATTTCCATGATGTAGGTTAGCTCCATCAAATACTAAAATTTCGCCGTAATTTACATTATAAGGTCTATAATCACCTTTATCTTCTTTACTTTCTAACCAAATAGTATTAGCACTATTAGTATTAATAAAAGGCATCCAAAAATTTACTTCAGTAACTCCATGGTTATAAGTTCTATCTCTATGCCATTCTCCAACAGCTAAATTACCATTAGCAAGTTGAACTCTAAATGTAGGAATTTTTTGATAGATTAAAGAATCATACCCAAATGTCTCTTTTAATTCTGAAATTAAGGATACATAAGTTGGGTAAAATTCTTCTAAAAATTTATTATAATATTTTTGATGCCAAATTGTTTTTTGGTCTTTTTCTCTAGTTAAAACATCGTAATGTTCTACTAAATGTAAATCTTCTAATGGAATACTAGTTTCTAAAATTTTAGATACAATTTGTCTAAAAGGATATTTAACAGTATCAAAACTGATTTTATAAGGAGTCTTTAAATACATAACTATAATTTATTCTACATCAAAGAAAAATAACTGGAAGAATCGACTGTTGTTTATATTATTACCATAGTATTGGGTAGCAGCATGGATAGTTTGAGCATCCCACATAACAAGTCTATTGTATACGTTACCTACTTTATCAACAACTTCAAATGAAGAACCATCGTAAAAATTAATTTCATCACCGTATCCTGTAAATGTTTTATTAAACTCTTCATTACCAAGCTCATCTGAATTAAAACGACGAGCTCCTGTTACTTTACTTTGATAAGTAGCGGTTCCAGTATTTAAAGGAGCATTTGGAGATAAAAATACAATCCCTGCAAACATTTGATTATCACAATGATATACAACAGGATCATCTTCTACACAGAATTGGAATCTACAGTTTGCATAAGCATCATGATGCCAATTATAGATTTTACGACCTAAAATTCGCTCTAAAGTTTGTTGAGTTCCTTCTAATTCAAATCTATCTAAACTTCTTTCACCTTTATGATAACCTGAGGGAGCAAAATTTAAATTATTAATAGCATAATTTCTAATAGCATCAGGGTCTTTATAAAAATTGTCTACTACTACTAGTCCTTTATGGAGATTATTAAATCCTGAGTTTTTTACATATAAACTGGAATCTGTGGTATTAAAATTTACAGGGACAGGAGGAACTGTAAAGTTACCAATATGATTTATTCCACTACCATCTTCTAAAATAATAGAAATAGGTTTTTTAGCTATAGGAGCATCTACAAGCATTCTAAAACCTACATTTTGGGTAACAATAAAAGGATAAACTTGCTCTACATCTGGGCGAGCAATAGGTTCGTATTGAAGGGTATCAATACCTAGTAAAATTTGTTTGATTTCTTTGTTTTGATGGAATATCCATCCTATAACTTCAAATTTGTTGTCTCCTACGTATTCAAATTTATCAACAAACCATCTTACATATGGAGAATTAGACTCATGAGCCATATTATATAGATTTTTAATTATAACGAAATATAAGAAGGAGGGGTTACCCCTCCAACCTTACTTTTCTAATTCTTTAACTCTTTCTTTGAGTTTTTCAACTTTTGTATTTAATTCTTTAACACCTTCAATTAATAGAGCTATTACTTTTTCATAGTTAACTGCCTTATATCCAGTAGTTCTTTCAGTTACTACTTCTGGGAGGACTTTTTCTATTTCTTGGGCAATAACACCTACATCATTTCCTGTATTTGAATGTATGTGAGCAAATCCTTCTTTCCAAGTGAATTTAACACCATTTATGGAAATAATTTTAGATAATGGATCTGTAATATTTGCTATATTTTCTTTTAAGCGTTGGTCTGAAGAATAGTATGCTATAACGTCACCACCCATTCTTAGGGTTTCACTAGTAGCATAGTATTCCATACCTACAGTGCTGGAGTCATAATATATGCCACTACCGGCACTTGTAAATACTACATCATATGTTCCTGAGGTTTGGGCTGATGCTGATGATGGGCCTGGTGCACCTTGAACACCTTGGGCACCTGGGGCACCTTGAACGCCTTGAGCACCTGGGACACCTTGAACACCTTGGGCACCTGGGGCACCTTGAACACCTTGGGCACCTGGGGCACCTTGAACGCCTTGAGCACCTTTAATACCTTGTGCACCTGCAGCACCTTGAGTTCCTTGAGCACCTGGGACACCTTGTGCACCAATAATACCTTGAACACCTTGGGCACCTGGGGCACCTTGAACACCTTGTGCACCTACAGCACCTTGAGTTCCTTGAGCACCAACAACACCTTGGGCACCTTGTGCACCATCAACACCTTGAGCGCCTTTAACACCTTGAGCACCTATAACACCTTGAGTTCCTTGGGCACCAACAACACCTTGTGCGCCTTGAACACCATCAACGCCTTGAGCGCCTTTAGCACCTTGAACACCTTGGGCACCTACAGCACCTTGAGTTCCTTGAGCACCTACAACACCTTGAGCGCCTTGAACACCATCAACGCCTTGAGCGCCTTTAACACCTTGGGCGCCTTTAGCACCTTGAACACCTTGTGCACCTACAACACCTTGAGCGCCTTGAACACCATCAACACCTTGAGCGCCTTTAACACCTTGGGCACCTTGTGCACCATCAACACCTTGGGCGCCTTTAACACCTTGGGCACCTTGTGCACCAACAATACCTTGAGCACCAATAATACCTTGGGCACCTTGTGCACCTACAACGCCTTGAACGCCTTGAGCACCTTTAACACCTTGAGCACCAATAATACCTTGGGCACCTTGAGCACCTACAACGCCTTGAGCACCTTGTGCACCTACAACGCCTTGAACGCCTTGAGCACCTTTAACACCTTGGGCACCAATAATACCTTGGGCACCTTGAGCACCTACAACGCCTTGAGCACCTTGTGCACCTACAACGCCTTGAACGCCTTGAGCACCTTTAACACCTTGTGCACCAATAATACCTTGAACACCTTGAGCACCTACAACGCCTTGAGCGCCTTGTGCACCAACAGCACCTTGAGTTCCTTGAGCACCTACAACACCTTGAGCACCTTTGGCACCTTGGGTTCCTTGTGCACCTACAGCACCTTGTGCACCTTGTGCACCAACAATACCTTGAGCGCCTACGACACCTTGAACACCTTGAGCACCTACAACACCTTGAGCACCTTTGGCACCTTGGGTTCCTTGTGCACCTACAGCACCTTGTGCACCTTGTGCACCAACAATACCTTGAGCGCCTACGACACCTTGAACA